TTGTTGCTGGCATTGAGTCGATCCCCCTGACTGCCGTGCTGTACGTGTTCGCCCTGTCCATCGTGGGTGGCGCGGCCGGCACCTTGACCAAGCTGGCGCGGCCTGAGATCGTGGTGCGCAGTTTGACACTGGAAATCAGCAAGGACATCGTCGCGTCGGTCGCGGCCGGCCTGCTCGTTTTCTTCTTCACCAGCTGGTGGGACGGGGTGAACTTCTGGCTGCAAGCGGCGCTCGTCACGATGGCCGGTTACGGCGGCTCGAAGGTGCTGGACCTGGCGCTGGCGGACGGCTTCCTGCCCTGGCTCCAGCGCGCCTTCGGGCGCAACGTCGACGCCCCGCCCAACCGTTCACCGGAGTAACGCATGACCCCTCATCGCCTCATCAACACCGGCATCGCGCCGGCCCTGGCCGAACTGGAATTGCAAGGAATCCCCGACAGCGTAGACGCGCGCCGGTTCCTGCTCGCCATCGCCTTGCAAGAATCCGGTCTCGTCCACCGCCGTCAGGTAGTGCAAGGCGGCGGGGAGAATGGGCCTGCTTCGTCGTTCTGGCAGTTTGAGCAGGGTGGCGGCTGCAAGGGCGTCCTGAGCCACCGTAGCACCGCTGCGCGCATGGTGAAGGTGTGCAGCGACTACAACGTGTTCGCGACGCCCGAAGGGCTGTGGACGGCCATGCGGTACAACGATGTGGTGGCGGCAGCGGCGGCGCGCCTGCTGATCTTCACGCTGCCCAAGGGCTTGCCTAAAACGGCCGACGAAGGGTGGCAACAATACCTCGACGCTTGGCGCCCTGGAAAGCCGCACTTGAAGACCTGGGCGGCGAACTGGGACGCGGCGACTCTGACTGCCGGGTTGAAACTATGAGCATTCTTCCAACCTGGCCGATTGCGGCCGGCGCGCTGACGCTGGGTATCCTCGGTGGCGCATACATCGACCACCAGATCATGGACGCCAAGATCCAGAAGATCACCGCCGCCCACACCGAGCAACTGCGCGTACGCGAGGTGCAGCGCGCCACCGACGAACGCGCGGCCCGCGAACGGGAAAGCAATCTGGCGCAGCGCGCCGGGCAAATTGAACAGGAGAAGGAAAATGCGATCAACGCCGTTCGTACTGATGCTGATGCTCTTATTGCCCGCTTGCGCCAGCAAGCCGCCAGCAAGCCCACCAGCTCAGGTCGAGTGCCCCCGGCCACCGCCGCTTGCGAAACACCCGCTGGGCCAACCGTTCCTGACCGAGCTGGAGAAGATCTTGTTCGCCTCGCCGCCCGCGCCGACGAAGTGAGAACGGCGCTTGGGGCGTGCTATCAGGCTTACGATTCATTAGGTCGTTAATCTGTGACTGAGGTGCTAGGGTCGGTTGTCGGCACCGCAATTCGCGCAGTCACCTAGGTATCGTTCGGTACCACCGATGAAGCGGCCGCAGCCATGGCAGTTGAAGGTGTCGGGCTTCTGTGGCGCCGGCTTGCGCAGTTCGATACCGGTACCGGCCAGCGCTTCGGCGCGCTTCACGTACTGCATGTCCACCGCCGGCCGCGTGCGGGCGTCGATGTAAGCTTTCGGCCACGGAATATCGGTGATGCGGCTTTCGTGCTTGGCGACCGCTTCTGCCTTCGTGTACACGTGCGCCTTGCGCATGTCGGTCGTGTAGCCCTTACCGTCCTGCGCCCAGAACAGCATGTCGTTGCCGACGTAGCCGCGGCTGTCCTGCAGATAGAATTGGTCATCCGGATTCATTCCGCCACCTCACAGCAGCACGTTGTAACCACGGCCCTGCAGGCAGCGCACCGCAACGGCCCGCTTATCCTGCACAGCCGACCCTGCGCCCTCGGCAGCGCCAGCAACACCGAACACCTTGGCGCCGTACGCCGCGCCGTCTGAGCCGCCGATAGCCGCCCCGATGAGCGCGCCCAGGATCGCACCGCCGATTGCATGGTTCACGGTGCTACCGCCTACGTCCACCTGGTCGGCGTACTGGTTGCACTCGAACTGATCCTGGTGGAACTTCGCGATGTCCACGCCGCGCATGTCGACGAGGCGGTGTGGGGTTTGGTTGGCGCAGCCGGCAAGGAACAGCGCGGCGATGAGTATGGTAGTTTTCATTTTGGGTCTTTCTTATTTCACGAGGGAAGCGGCGTATTCGATCAGGTACAGTTTAGGGGCGAGCAGGATCTGGAGCCAAGCCAGTGTGTTAATTGCGATAAAGCCTGTAAGCAACGCGAAAACTCCCGACACTGCTGCGCCGAAGAAGCGCCAGCCCTTCCCTTCGTCCCACAAGTTTTTGGTAGTGTAAGCTTTGCCGGCATCCCAAAGGGTGAAAGCTATTTTCGCGAGAGCGCCTGAAACCACAACCGCGATAAGGAAGTAGAACGCCGAGCGAATGCCGTGCCAAATCAGCAATTGCTGCACCACGTCGGGCAGCTCGCGCTGCAAGAAGCCGACACCGGCTTCAACGCCTTGGGTCGTTTTGTTGAGGATTTCGGCCAATGCCTTTTGCAGATCGTCGTTCATTTATCTCTCCAGTTTTGCAGCGCCGAATGCGCCGCCCATGTACGGACTATAGCACAACTAAAAACTTGTGCAAGCATTTATTTGAAGCCGCGAACCTTCATCGCTGCCAGCAAGATATCTTGTACCTCACGTTTGGTCTCGACCCGCTCGAGCACCATCTCGTCCACGGTTCCTCGGGCGATCAAATTGTGAATAAACATCGGCCTGTCGTGCCCGGCCTGCATCTGGCGCGTCGGCCCGATCCGCTCGATGATCTGCAGCCGGTTTTCCAAGTTCCAGTCATGGCCGAAGAACACCAGAATGTTACCCCCGTCCTGCAGGTTCAAACCGTGGCCGGCGCTGGCCGGGTGGGCGAACAACACCGGTATCTTGCCAGCGTTCCAGTCGCGGATGGTCTGCGGATCGGAGTCCAGCGCCCGGCCCTTGGGGAACGCCTTCTTGAGCCGCGCCAGGTCCGACTTGAAGTTGTACGCCACCAGCACCGGCATGCCGGCCGCCTCTTCGATGATGTCGTCGAGGGCCTGCAGCTTGGCGTCGTGCACCTCGACCCACTCCGCGTTGCTCTCGCCCACGTACGCCGCGCCGTTCGCAATCTGCAGGCACTTCACCGTGCGCGCCGCGGCCCCGAACGCTTCAACCTCATGGCCTGATAGCTCCATGAACATGCGCTTCTCCATGTCCTCATAGTGCGCGCGGGCCTTGGCCGGCAGCTCGACGTAGATGTTGTTGACGATCGGGTCGCGCAGGTCGAACCAGTCCTTGGCGTCGATGGTCAAGCACAGGTCGCGCAGCGCTTCCTGGATCTGCTGCTGGGCGAAGGGCCGGGCCTCGATCGAGAAGCCGTCATACGACTGGGTGAACCAGCGCTGCTTGAACGCGTCGTAGGTCTTGCCGAGGCGCTCGCCCTTGTCCAGGAACCAGATCTGGCCCCACAGGTCCATGAGGCCGTTCGGGGCAGGGGTACCGGTCAGGCCGATAAAACGGTCGGCTTGGGAGTGCGCCACCCGGGCGAGCGCCTTGGCGCGCTGCGTGCCCTGCCGTAGGCGGAAGCCCTTCAGCTTGGTGAGCTCATCACTGACCACTGTGCGGAACGGCCATGGGCGTTTCTCGTACTGGGAAACTAGCCAGGGTAGCTGTTCGTAATTTGTCGTGTAGACGTGGGCGTCCTGCCGCAGCGCCGCCAGCCGTTCCCGCTCGGAGCCGACAATCGGCAGCACGTGCATGTGGTTGAGGTGGCGCCACTTGCGGGCCTCGTCCGGCCAGGTGGACCGGGCCACGCGCAGCGGGGCGATAACAAGCTGCGGGCGGCTATCGAGCAGCTGCAGCGTGTTCATGGCGCTGAGAGTCGCACAGGTCTTGCCGAGCCCCATGCCGGCGAACACACCAGGGCGCTCAACGTCAAGAATGTGGTCGATGATGAGGCCTTGGTAGGGGCGGGGGGTGAAGACGGTGCTCACTTAGACTCTTTCTCTTCAGCCGCCCGCAATAGCGCAGCCGCTATATCTCGGGCTTGTTGCGTCGAAAGACCGGCACTTTCGATGTATTGTGAACCGATGATTATCAACGAGATATCTTGAGATGAAATCTCGACCACCACCTCGCCATTGTCGAAAAATACGCTCATATCGCCGCCTCCCCAACCTCGTCGCCAAACGCGGCGCGCACGACGGCGCGGCAGATGGCTTGCAGGGGCGTGTCGCCGAAGTTGTCGCTCTGCGGTGTCTCGCAATTCCAGCCGTCTGTAGCGGTAAACGGCTGAAGATCTAAGCGGTATTTCTCGATCAGCGGCCCGCCGTGCGCCCATTTCGTCGAGGGCGAATATCCGCCCAGTTTGTCTTCGACTGTGCCGCCGGCCATGCGCAACATGCCTTCAACCTCG